CATGAACGTACAGAATTAATTATAACCAACTATTAAGGAACAACCATAAAATTATATAAAGGTTTCTTTAGTATATATATTAATGAGAAATATATATCTACCTTTACTAATTGAGTATGACGAGGATGATGACGAAACATGTACTATAAAAGATTGGCGTAAAGGTTGTTATTTTAATCGTCGTGAAAACTATACTCCAGAATATCAAAACATAACTACAACATTACGTTGTAATACTTTCAAACGTGTTATTCAATTTTTATATACTGTACATTGTAAAAACTTTACAATGACCCAGATATATACTAATGAATAGGTGTATAAAATATGTAGTCATTATTATGAAATGATGACTAAATATAATTTCTTATTCTAATATTATTAATATCAATATCTTTTTCAATAAGGTATTGTTTTACATAATCAGTAATATTTCCTTGGAATTGAATAATATTATTTTTTACTGATCCATTACATCCATTTCTTTTCTTAATAATTTTGATATGATTCTTAATATCTTTTTTTGGTATATCCCATCCTGAAATAAAAGTATTCTTTTTACGTCCGTATGATTCTACCCATATTTCTATTAAATTACTTTTAGTATTTATTTCATTTATTTCATCAAATGGATTATTCATTAATTAGTATATATAGTATATCTTTAAGTATAAACTATATGAAATACAGGCGGTATTATATGATTATTAATCTTAATAATCATATTACATCATAAATTATTAACATAATGATTAATTAAAAATTTTTAATTAATCATGTTCTTAATATAATTCATCATTATTTACATGTTAATCTTAATAATCATATAATCCCGCCCGTCTTTCATATAGATATATATTTAAAGATAAACTATATATACTAATTAATGAAATACAATACAGACTTTATTATTATTCCTACAATTTGTTTAGGAATATATTCTCTTTATAAATTATATAAACTAAATAAAAAGATAGAGGTGTTAGATAATGGTATTAATATTATTATGAGTACACATTTGTTATATATGGAAAATAGAGATGAACAAACAGAACAGATTAAAACTATTAATGAAACTTTAGAGAATATTGCTTTATCATTACCATTTAAAGGTCACGGATGGCAATCAAAGTTTTATCAAGATAAATTTAATAGAGAATTAGAACATCATTTAACACCACCTGAGGTTGATGAATTATACAATGAGTTTAAAAACAAATCATTCTATGATGATGAATAAAAATATTTAGTTATTATTATAAAAATAATAACTACATATTGTAGATTGTGCGAGGTGGGATTCGAACCCACGAAGCCGAAGCATAGGATCTTAAGACCTACCCCTTTGACCGCTCGGGAACTCGCACTGCGTATCATATTACATGATACTTATATTTTGATTATCTTATTTTTTGGATTTCTTGCTTTTCTTTTTAGGTTCATCAGGTAATGGTGTTGTCATTGCTTCTTTCAGTAATTCGGGCACTGGTTCAACAGGTTTCTCTGGTTCAACTACTTCTACTTTTGCAGTAATAACTTCAGGAACGGTTTCAGATTTTACTACTTTATCTCGTTTCTTTTTTTCGTAATATTCTTTAGCCTTAATCCTTTTGTATTCTAAAAATGTAGGGTCATTTGCTTTCTTCATTTGATAATACTTTTTTCGTTGTTCATTAATTTTATCTTTATTATTTAGTCTATATAGTTGTGATGCTTTCTTTTGTGCAGGGGTATATGAACTATATTTAATCTCAGGGGTTTCACTCATTATATATATAATGAAATTATGTCTTTATATCTTTAACCCATCATTTTAGTTTCTACCTCTATTTTATTGTGATTTTTGAATGCGTCAATTCCACCTTTCTCATCTTCTTTACTAATAACATCGATTTCATTTCTTAGACTTGGATCTTCAGACCTAAAGAAATGTTTTAGAATATATTCATTCTTTTTAAAATCAATTGATTTATTAAGGTCATCAAACATTTCCATAAAGGTATCAACATCCTCATAAAGGTTTCCTGATCTATATTGAGATGCATTAATAAAATGTCCTAAAGCAAGACAGAACCAACCGCATGCATTATTAAGTAGGCTTTGAATATCTTTTTCCGTAAAAGGAAGACTTGATGTATCTGTTGTTTCTTTTACTACTTTTTTAATATTTTCACTTGGTGGTGCTCCATAAGGATCAAAGAATATTTTTTCAATTTTATCATTTGGGTATTTTACTACTTGTAAAAATGTCCAATGTGTTCCTTCATTCTCGTTTCCTTCTTCATCAGTACTATCTTGTAAATTAACAAAATATGCTTTATTAAATTCTAATGGTGATGGTAGTTCATCTTTAAAAACTATAGCACCTAATGGTATTCTCATTTTAGTACAAAGTTCAGATATTTGTGAATCAGTTAATGACATATTAATATATTATATAATCTTTCCTTTATATTGTTTAGACATATAATCCATGACCCGTAATATTAGCACCGCCAGAATTAAAGTGTTGATATTGTGGTGGAAGGAAGTGTTGCATTTGAAAGTTAGCACTGAAAGGTTGTGATACTAAAGCAGGAGGTGTGTACATAGCAAGCATTGTACCTTTTGCACCTACTGATGATTTTTCAACAATAGTTCCTCCTACCATTCTTGATGCAGGACCTAATTGTTTTAATGCAGATACAGCAGGTGATAGAGCATGACGTGCATCAATTCCCATTTTTATCATTGCAGCATTTTTATTCCCATTAATAGCATTGTCTAAACCAGCACGTGATAGATATCCGTAATTAGTTCCTAAATGATGATTTAATTCATTAGCAAGTTGTGCTTGTGCAACAGATGTTTTAAGTGATCCACCTCTAGAACGTCTAAAACCAGTTCCTTGTGTTGTCATCTCAGATGCAGCACGATCAGAACCAGCATTGATAAGATTGGCAGTTGCGTTTGCAGCAGTTTGTTTAAGCATGTTTCCTGTTGCACCACGACCTCTAATTCCTTGACCGATATTTCCCATCCGACTTGTTTCGTTTTCATAAGTATCCTCTTCATCAGGTTCATCATATTGATTCATTTGAATTTCTTCAGGTGTTAATTGTACTTCTGATCCTTTATTTTTAGCGAAGGCTCTTGATACAATACTGTATCTTTCAGGATGAACAATTAAGTTAAAACCTGTTCCTTTTTTAATACGGACACGATGTCCTTTCATTAGTTTAAGTAATTGGCGTCTATTTACGTCGATAGGTAATGTATGCATTAATAATAAATACATTATCTTTTTAAATGGTTTGCATTATCTAATTATTAATTATGAATTAGTATTCATAATTAATGATTAATTCTCTCAATTTTTAAATAGGAGACATGTCGACGATATTATATAATAAAAATATATCTTTAAGACTATATAATTCCAATATTCCAAATTTAATAAGTTTTTGAAAAGTGGTTATATGAGAATATATATACAATAAGTTTGTAAATTATTATTATTTTTGGATTTTAGGAATAGAATTATAATTCAGTAGAATGGTCAAGAATTGCACAGCGTAGTCGTTCTTCCTCTTTCTTCTTAGCATAAGCATCTCGTCTCTTTTGAAGACGTGCTTCTTTAGCCTCAGGTGTTTCTGATTTAATTCTTTCCTTAGCAATATTATTATAATATTCTGGGTCTTTAGTCTTAGTCATTTCAGATCGTGGTTTAATACCTTGTTCACGTCTTTTATTTTCAGCCCATACCCTTTTATATTCTTTTAGGTCTTTCTTTTTTTGTTCAAGTTCATCTTCAGTTAATAATTTCAAATTATTTGATTTATTATTAGCATTTTCAGTATGTGTTGCCCATCTTAGATTATCAATATTATTATTCTTTGGATTTCTGTCGATGTGGTCAACCTCTTTCTTGTCTTCTGGATTATCAATCCATTGTAATGCGACTAATCTATGAATATAACATTTAGTTCTTTTAGATTCTTTAGTCAATATAACAAATAGATATCCATCTTCATGAATACCGTATTTAAGAACTTTACTTCTAAGTGCCGAAAACACTTCACCTTTTTTGTTTATTTTGTAAAGGTTTTCATACCCTTTTACAAATTCAAAATCAGAAAGAATCATTTCCGATTTAATAGTTTCATAGTCAGTAATTTCCATTATATATATAACGAAATATCTCTTTAAGTCATTTAGTATTAAAATTAATATTGAATGATTTAAATACTTTATAAGATTTTTTATATATCTATTATACTCTTGCTCCCGTAAGTGAGTCGATAGAAATTTCAACTCCGTATTCAACGAATACATAATAGTCCATGGCACGTCCTGACATATTTTGACCAAGAATTTGAACAGATTTAGGAACACTTTGTTCAACAGGTAACATGCGTTCAACATTAACATAATAAAAGCAATACTCCAAATCAAATGCTTGTCTATCAATAAGTCCAGATGTAAGACCATCAGTAAGACCACCATTAACAGCATTTTGACCATAAAGTTGGTTGTTAAATTCTTCATGCACGTATTTCTGCATATTATAGATTGCATTCTGACCAGAAATCTGTACGTTAAAATTTGTAATATGAGCAAGAGGTGAAGTACAACCACACCCAGCAGGATCAAATGGACTTTGGAAAACAGGCATCCCTTGAGGAAGGTATGTATTTGAACTCATGACTACACCTACACCAGATTTAATATGTGCAGTTACATTTGAATTTGTTGTTGTTGCAGAAAAGAATGGAACAATTAATACCGATTTAATATTTGCAATACCGTTAGTTACTAAATTGTTCATAGTACCTCCACCTGCAATATTTTGAATTTGGTATTGATAAATATCAGTATATTTAATTTGTTTAATAGGAGTGGAAAGATAGGCTTGTTCGAAAACAGGATTAAAGGTATATGCAGGTACATACAAATAGATAGAAGTTGCCATACTTGATGTTGTAATACCGCTTAATGCACTTAAAGTTGAATCTAAACAACGAGCACCTACTGAAATATTTGCAATATATGTGATGTTTAATGTTCCAGCACCAGCCATTGATGAAGTATTAGTAGTAAGAGCCTTACCACCATTTTCAGATGTAATTTGTTGAATTGAATTTGCAGCAATAGTAGTTGTACCTGCACCTGTAACTGCAGTAGCACCAGCAGTAAATGTTCCTGCAGCAACAGCAAGTGTAACAGCATTATCATTAGCAACACTACGAGATTGAGGACTTGCAACCATCAATGGATTAACACCACCGATTGGTACAGATGCACTTGTACAAACAAATGAAGAAAAAGCAGTTGCACCAGCACCAGTAGTAGTTGAACTTGATACAATAGTGGATGATGCATTATTTAAATTTAGAGTTAATTTCATAAATACACCCTTAAGTAAAGGACACATATTAAAAAATGAATGAATATGTTTTAAATAAATGGTTGCATTAACAGCCATTTGAAATAATGCAGGAGTAGTAATTGTAGTTGATGTATCGCTAAAAACAGCCATTGTTTGCTTTTTAATAATATGAGCCTTCCAAATATTGGTGGTATTTGTTTCAGTAATTAAAGTTGTACCAATAGTAACATCAGATGCTCCAATACCGCACGCAACACTTGTTGTGATACTATCTGCTGCAAGAACACTTCCTACTTGTGCATCATTATCAAAATTAATATTTTTTTGTCTTTTAAGAAATCCTACATTACCTAATCCAAAATTATATTGATTAAATGAACCATATACCCTTCCACTACTTAATGATACAGCATTAGTGTTATTTACTACACCATTACCAATAAAATCTGCAGTAGCATATGCACCACCTACTTGAGTAGTAATTGCTGATGCACCTGCTTGTGCAGGATATAGACACCATGACGTTGGATCATCAGGATAAAACCCAATTGTTGATCCTTGAGAATAAACATCTTGCCAAGAAAGACTTGTCATCAGTTTAAAACAATTCCAAATATTTGCGAACGGAGTCTGTTGTAAAATAGTAGTTCCGTTGTAATCCAACGTTAAACTATGAATGATTTGACCAAACCAATTTTTTAAACCGATGGTATGATCGAATGATGTTGCTGATGTACCCGGGTCAGGTAAATTTGTTCTTGAGGTTGGGGTTGATGTAAGGGCTGAGTACGATGTAGACCCGATGGTTAAAAGCATTGGACAAAGAATATAGGATTCTCGGTATGACATATACTTGTTACTGTTCGATAACTGACTTGTATCGATAATTGATTGATTGTTGCTGTAATTTTGGTTTTGATTATCTAAAATGTTAATCCAATCCTTACGGACGAATACATTAGGGCTTCCTTCTACTTCTTGAGATAGGTCGAATACTAGTTTATCACACATTAGGTAAATAAGTATATTATCCTTTAAGTCTTTTTAATGATTCCAATTAGGAATTCTTAGAAAGATGATAATAATAGATTACATATTCATAACTATATTTTTACGTTGTTGTTTGGTTGGAGGAGCAATAGATAATTTAGATAATTTTGCGGATAATTTTGAGGGCAATCCTTTACCCATTGCAGGACTTGCACGTGCATAAGGATTAATTCCTGTAGTTGAAATATAATCATCCATATCCATATATGATGATGCACCTCCTGCACCACCTTTGCGAAGTAATACACCACCAATACCTGAACCTTTTACAAAGTTCATATTTTTATGATATGATGATAGAGCGTTTAAATTTGATGATCTGTGATGCGGAAGCATAACGTGTCTTACTGAGTTATATACCATTATATTTAAAGGATTTATATCTTTAATTCTCTTTACATTGTAAAGGTTATTTTTTCTTTTATAAGTATATTTCTCAATTTGAATGTTGCTTTTAACATTGAGTCTAATGCCGATAGTTTTTGGTCAATAACTTTTGTGTGACATAATTCAACATCATTTTTTAAGTCATTAAATAATTTAGTTCTTTCATTTTGAATATCGTTAATAAGAGTATTTAATTTTTGTTCGTCCATTATATATATATAATTAAATATTTCTTTATGTCTATTTTTATTTTTTATTTATTCATACTACCTTCATCTTTATCCCTAATAGTTAATAAAATAGTCATATTAGGATCATTAATTGTTACAGTTGTTAATGAAGGACTTAAAAATGTTAATCTTAATTCATTATATGTTCCGTCAATTAACTTATTCCACATAAAATTAGGTGGTTTTTCTGAAATTAATTCACCTACAGCAACATTACTATTTAAACTATAAATAATACTTGATGGTTGAGTATAAGGATTATTTATATTTGATAAAGAAAATAATATAGATGATGTAGGTTGTACTTGAGGTGCTGTATTACTTAAATAAGAAATAGTCCCAACCGAATCTTTAGATGCATAATTTGTTGATGCTGATGCTGTTCCAAATGTTGTTGCATTACCAACATTATTAGCACTAGCAAATCCTGCTGTATAACCAACAATAGCATTAAATGCTGATGGAAATGTTACAACACTATTAAATGTCGTAGTGGGCCATCCAGGAAAATTCGCAGGTACTGAGGCTGATGCGGGTAAAGATGTTGGGATTAAATATGTATTCAATTGTACTGCATATCTATTTACATTAATTAATAATTCAAAAGGGTAAAAATTAGCGGATGATACGGTCCAATATGTACCGTTTTGAATACATTCATATTGAATATAATTATTAATTGCGGATATATCCCATAATCCGTCAGGGATTGTGATTGTATAAGTTGTTGTGGTTGCTCCTGCTGTCCATGTATATGAAAAAGTATTATTTAAATATACTGAAGTAATATTAAACCACGAGTAGTACATACTAATACTACTTACGGCAATATACTTATCTTTAAAAACTACTGAATTAGGAAATTTATACACTAATTTGTTGTTAAGTCCATCTTGCACGATGTTAGTGCCATTCATTACGATTATAAACATTAATGTAATATATCAATAAACCTTTAAAACATATTATAATCTTTTGTAATATTTATTCATTTTAATATTATCATTTTTATTAGATGTTGTTTTTAGTCCTACACCTAAACCGTGACCTTTCAATGATATATTTTGGTTATGTTCATCTGAAGATGTATAATGGGTTCTTAATCCTGCACCATGTGGAATACTAAGATTTACAGGAACTTGAGATCCTCCAAAGTAAAATGTAGGTCTAAAAGTATCCGAAACCATTTGCGGAAATAATTCATTAGGGTTATCGACCTTTGGTCTATAGTTGTAAATACCTGCTGTTGACATTACCTTTATAACTGATCTAATCTTTATATAATGTAAGATTCCAAATTCCAAATATTCCAATAAAACGCCCTTTTTTCAAACTTAGTATTTATTTTCTCTCATATAGATACTTTTTAAAAACCCCTCTTTTTTTGGAATAATTGGAATATTGGAATTATATTTTTTATAATTAATAACCTAATGAAATTAAATCCTCCATTATTTCATTTGCTTCTCGTTTAGGAATAGATCCATTACGTGATAGTTTAAGTAAAATTAATTTAAATTTCTTAATAGTTTCAGAACTATCATTACCCGCAAGTATCTCACCTTTCATCACTTCAAATTGATGAATATCCTTTTCTAATTGATCCTTAGATGGTGTTGGGATGCTAATTTTGTCCATTATTCCTGCCTTTTTTGATACTTTATGTAAATAGTCCTTTTCTTCATGAGATAAATTATTAAGATCCTCAAAAGCAGGAACACCACCTCCAACAATAGTCTTAATGACATGACTTAATCTTTTAGATATTTTTGATGCTGGATATCCTTTAATTCCTGTTCCTTTATTATGTTTAAAATAAAATATATCATCATCTAATTTATTTTTATTTAGTATATATTTACCAAAAGGAATATGTGTTGCTCCTTGTTTAATTCCTTTAGTTGTATCAATACGTTCATGTATAGGTTTAACAAGTCCAGAACCTTTAGGTCTTCCTCTTCTTTTACGAGGTAATCCTAATCCTGTAACATTTATACCGGCAGGTTGTCTTAATTTATCAAGAAAAAGAGTTTTATCAAATGGTGTAGTAATACCTGCAAGTTGTTCATTTTGAAAAGGTGATAAAAATATAGAGTTCGGATTATCAAACGGAATACCTAACTCATCACATACACGTTGTTCATCTGATGTAAGTAAATGTGGATTACCTACTCTTGATGATGTTGTAGGTCTATCTAATGATGAAGCACGTGGTCTAGGTGTTGGTGCAGGTCT